GGTTTCGCCTTCTTTAGATCGAAGAGTCCCTGCCACTGCTGGCTAACAGACTGATCGACCACTGCGGCTTGATCGTCACCGTACTTGGCGAGTTTCAGTGCAGCCGCGTGCAGTGAGACTTCCTTCAGCGGCTTTTTAATTGCTTTGCGGTAAGCGACCCACCGTTCCCACGCGGTGTGGTCTAGACCTTGGATGTTGCTGACGTCGGTCATGCGACCTCCAGTTTCCGCTTGATGCGCTCAATGGAGCGTGGCGGCAAGCCCTGCGCGAATTGCTCGGCAAGTTTGACGGCGGCGGCTGATTTTTTTTCAGTCGGTGCGGTGATCGCAAGAACTAAAGCCATCGTCAGTGCTTGCTCTAGGTCTTTCCTACTAGGACTGTTTTTCTTTACCTGTGAAATATCCATGTTACCTCCTTAAGAACCTATGACCTTTGGTGAATTCTGCGTGGTGTAGACGGAATACGCCTACAGCATCACGCAGCCATGACCTTCGGAGCCATCCTGCTGTGAGCGACTTTTGACAGGTTGCCCTGTTGCGGTTCGCGCTTCCTCACAATGTGCTGCGCGTCTAGAGTCCCGCTGCCCCGGTCTAGATTTAAGCAAACTCTGCGCGTGGTTTCCCCGACCAGAATTGCCGAGGGGGGATTGACAGGAGTAAAGCCGATGCTAAACTACCTTCAATCCTATAGCCCCACCGACAGGATACCCGCTGCAAAGCGGGGTGTAAAGCCCCCACGGATACCTCCCCGCTGGGGGCTTTGCATTTTTATGCCTCCCCCTGCCCTTGGGGGGCCGGAATAGCGGCCTCTGGGGGCTTATACGGGCCTTCTAGGCGGGTCTTATGGCGCTCTATAGCCACAGGCAACTCGTACTCCCTACGGGCCGGGAACTTGCCGGATCGCCGCCACCGGAGGACAGCCGGAGGGGTCACGCCGAAAGCCCAGGCCATCTTGTTCTGGGAGCCGAAAAACCGCATTGCTTCGTCGGGGGTCACTTTTTTTCTCCTAGGGGGGTTTACATTCGTTAGGGGGTTTAGTATAGTTACCCCCGTTGACAGATACAACGCATCCACAGACAGGAGAATCACATGGGCAACCGAGCCGTAATCACCTTCACGAACCACGCCACTTCGCCGTGCATCTATTTGCACTGGAACGGAGGCCGCGCATCGGTCGAGGGGTTCCTTAAAGCAGCGCAGCAACTTGAACTGCTGCCGACGAACTTTAACCACGAGTCCGAGTTCCTCGACAAGTTCGCCGAGATGATCGCGCACCGTTTCTTCAAGTGCCGCGTCGGGATGACCGTCTACCGCGAGAAGTACGGACAGGCCGATACCGATAACTGGGACAACGGCGTGTATGTCATCGATCAGAAGTTAGAGATCATCGGGCGAATCTATCGACGCAATTCCGAAGAGACTGACTTCGCCAAGTCGGAATCGATCTGCAAGAGCATCGTCGAGTGGACATCGGAGCAGGAGGTGGCGGCATAAGCCGCCCCTCCACAGGAGCAACAGAAATGTTCGTATTTGAAACACAGATATATGCCCTCGGTGTTTACTGGCACATCGAGGTGTCGTATTCCGCATTTCCGGAAGAGCCAGATACAAACACTCCAGAGCGTATTGAGATCGAGGACTTGTGGATTCTCGGCGCGTATCCCGAGGGCTGCGAGTCGCCCGCCGACTATGAGTCGGTTCGATACCGGGCTGACATTGGTTATTTAGAGAATCAGGAGCAGCAGGAACTGATCCGTCGCTGCCGCCTCGACCTATTCAAGCATTCGCAGGAGATGGACTATGAAGCGTGAGCAATCGCTATGGCCGGCCTTTGTTCTGATGATTGTCCTTTACGGACTGGCGTGCATCGTCGAACCGTGCGACGGCCACTCATGCGATGAGGTCACTTATGGAACCCGATGACGCTCCGTGGGGCGATGACGACGGATCGTGGTGGCATCAGTTAGACCTAGAGATGCAACAGCGCGAAGAATTGGAACGCAAACAGGAGAGCGACAATGAGCGAACTGCTCAAGATCAACGTCAATAACCACATCGAGAAGAAAGGCAACCTATCTTATCTGTCGTGGGCGTGGGCATGGGCCGAGGTGCTGAAGATCGACCCGAGAGCAAAATGGGTAGCGCACGAATGGAATGATCGCCCCGCGATGTTCCTGCCCGATGGCACTGCGATGGTTAAGGTGAGCGTGACTATCAACGACGACACCAAGACTTGCGTCCTGCCGGTGATGAACAACCGAAACCAAGCCATCCAAAACCCAGACGCGTTTGCTGTCAATACCGCGACCATGCGCTGCATGGCAAAGGCTATAGCGATGTTCGGCCTCGGCTTATACATTTATGCGGGCGAGGACTTGCCGGAAGGGTCATCGCCGCAAGTCGACCCAGAATTGGTTGCTTTGATTTCTAGCACCAAGTCCATTGATAGTCTGACGAGTTTATTCAAACGATTAGATAAGACACAACGGATGACACACATCGATGCGTTCACCGCCCGTAAAAAAGAATTGACTGGGCCGGAGGCTGCGTAATGCAGCAGCGAACCGAGGCTTGGCAGGCTGCTAGGCTCGGAAAGGTTACCGCGAGTCGCGTGGCTGATGTCGTAGCGCGAACGAAAAGCGGCTACGGTGCATCGCGTGAGAATCTGATGGCGCAATTAATCTGCGAGCGGCTGACCGGCAAGCCGACCGAAGGATTCACGAGCGCAGCAATGGAATGGGGCACGCAGACAGAGCCGGAGGCGCGTGCAGTGTATAGCGCACGCATCGGCGAATTGGTTGATGAGGTTGGCTTTATCGAACACCCGACGATTGCGATGGCCGGTGCTTCACCAGATGGGGTGACCGATGATGCTCTGGTCGAGATCAAGTGCGCCAATAGCGCAACGCATTTGGAGTACGTTCTGTCTGGTAAGCCTCCGGCCAGGTACACAACCCAGATGCAATGGCAGATGGCGTGTACAAGTAAACCGGCTTGCGATTTCGTCAGTTATGACCCGCGACTGCCCGAGCATCTGCAACTGCTCATCGTCCGCGTCCCGCGTGATGACGCGATGATCGCTGACCTAGAGGCAGAGGTGCGTAAATTTTTAGTCGAGTTGGATGAAAAGATAAACAAACTGAAGGAGATTCGATTGTGAACTATGACCCGAATTTGAAAGGCGTGCTGTTCAAGAACAACAAGGACGGGAACGAGAAGCGGCCCGATTACCGTGGCTCGGCTGTAATCAATAACGTCGATTACAACCTGTCGGCATGGATCAAGGCCAGCCAAAAGACTGGCGACAAGTACATGAGCATTTCGTTCCAGCCGAAAACGGATAGCAAGCCCGCCAAGCCAGCGGCCAAGGTCGAGATGACCGAGGACAACTGGCACGACGACTCGGTGCCGTTCTAAAGGCGCGACAGATGCGACGCATATTTCCGAAAGGAACCACGCCCCAGCAATTCACGGCTGCTGCGGCTTTAATTGTGCAGGGTCTGTCATCAGACCGGGCGTGGTGCGTCGAGGTGTCGGAGTGGAAAAAGCCACGCACGAATCAGCAGAATTCGTTTTTATGGGGTGTCTGTTATCCCGCGATCCTAGAGGGCGGCGGGGAGGCATTGGCGGGATGGACGCGAGAGGACATCCACGAGTATATGCTCGGCGAGTGCTTCGGCTGGGAAACTATAGAAGGGTTCGGTCGTAAGCGCGTGCGCCCGATTAAAAGATCTAGCAAACTCAACCGGCAAGAATTCAGCGACTACTTGCTGTTCCTAGAAACGCGCTGCGCTGACATGGGCATTGTCATACCAGAACCAGTATATGCCGAAACCGATCATTGATCTGTCGCCGTGGGAATATGAATGGGCGTCCCATGTTGGTGCGCGGCGGTATATAGAAAATTGGAACAAAAAAGATGCGGCATACTATGACAAAGCGCGTATGGAGGATGATCGCACTGCACAAGTGGCGGCGTGCGTGGCTGAATTGGCTGTTGCGAAATACACAAATCGGTTTTGGTCTGGCCATGTTTGGCACGCATCAGAACATTACGAATACCGCGACACGCCCGACGTTGGCGCAAATATAGAGGTTCGTCGATTACGTACTAAAGAAACAGCGGCAGTAAGGCGCAAACAACTAGGGAAAGGGCTGGTGTTGTTTGTTGCCAAACCGTTTATGCCAGAATTGCGACAAGTCGAAATTTATGGTTTTTTGGAATATGACATTGCATGGAGTCTTGCTGTGCCATCACCGTATGATCCTGACAATACTAGAGAACTTGGCCCAGAATTTTTGAAATTGATATGAACCTACGCAAACAAGCCAAGGGCCGCGATTGCACTGTGCGTTTGCCGTCGATCTGCAACCACAATAGCGAGACGGTTGTGCTCGCGCACATACGGATGCCGGGCATTTCTGGCATGGGTCTTAAAGCCGACGATTTACTTGGAGCGTGGGCGTGTAGCGCGTGCC